CAGGTAACGGACGTACTACTAAAAATGCTATATATGCATTTTTATATGGAGGATACTTGTATATCATTAGCAAAAATCCTAATGTAAATCTTTTACAATATATTACAATTAGAGGGTTGTTTGAAGATCCTACTAGTTTAGGAGAGTTTATTAATTGTGAAACAGGAAACAGTTGCTGGAAACCTTCTGATCCTTATCCAATAAATCAATGGATGTGGGCATACATTAAACCAATTGTAATTCAATATTTAATGCAAAAAGGAATGTTCCAATATGATGACGCAAATAATGCGCAAGATGCAAGAATTGAAACACCAAGTCAAGCAGGCACAGAATAATGGAAAATAATTATTTAAAAAGAAGCGCGGGTAAATTAAAAGGAACTGTTAGAAAAGATAATTTTTATAACTATTATAAAGCTAATGCTAAAGAAACTGTTGTAGATAAAAAAATATATAATAGATTTTTAAAAGAATTATTAGAAACTTTTAGTACTAAAATAATAGAATTAGGATTAGAACTAAAAATAAATAAAATAGGAAAAATTAGAATTAAAAGCAATAACTTAAAGTTTATAAAAACTTCAGGTGAAATTGCTAAAAATTTAAAAATTAATTGGAAAGCTACTTGGGAATATTGGCATAGTAAACACCCAGGTTTAACTAGACAAGAGATTACAGAATTAAATAATAAAAGAGTAATTTATCATGATAACGAACATACTAATCATGAGTATTACTCACATTACTGGGATAATTTAAGTATTCCATTAAAATTTAAAAGTTTTTATAAATTTAAACCTTCTAGACAATATTCTAGATTAATAGCTAAAGTAGTTAAAGACCCAAATAGAAAAGTATTTTATTATGGATAAAATGATGACAATAGAATTAGCAGGTATGAAAGACATGCCTAGTAATAATAAAGCAGTAGAATCAGAAACAAAATGCATTAAAAAAGAATTTGCAGATGGTTCTTACGAAGAAGTAAGAGTTGAAAAAGTTGATGGTGGATACATTAAGACTGTATGCAAAAGATTCAAAGACTCAGAAGGATGCTGGCAATACACAGATGAAAAATCTGTACATACAGAAGATCCTTTAGATGATAACAAGAGTATAGTAGATAGGCTGGCAGCAGTCATGAAAGGTATAGAGTAATGCACGCAGGACATACAGTTTCATATAAAGCAATCCTTGATAAAACTATCAGGGATTTTGGCTTTAATTATGATATAATAGAAGAAGAAGGAATAGAATGGTTAGCAGAATTCATGGCTCACACTAATGTAGGTGTAGTCATGGAAGAAAAAATTGCATATATAGAAATATGCGATGCTAGAGGGGACCTTCCTTTTGACTTATACAAAATTGGCCAAGCAGCACATATTGAAGGAATAGAAACTCTAGAAGAAGCAATGTGTGGTAAGGGACGTATGTACCCAATGCGATGGAAAACTGATTACTTTCATAAACGCTATCATAGAGATGATAGAGACTATACAACAGAATCTAGAGAAACTTATACTGTAGGTCAAGGATATATTTTTCCAAGCTTTAACAGAGGCATAGTAGCAATGAGCTATTCGGCTATACCAACCGACGATTGCGGGTATCCTACTATTCCTGCAGAGCAAGAATGGTTAGAAGCAGGAGCTCATTATATAGCATATAAAATTGCTAGAAAACTTTGGTTAAGAAACGAACTAGCTGCAGATAAATTTCAAATCATAGAAAGAGATAGAGATTGGTATTTTGCACAAGCTGTTAACCATGCTAAACAATGGAACGGAGTTGACGAAGCAGAAACTGTTAAAAACTCTGTGTTACGTACTATACCTGACGTACAGGCGCACGCAAGCTTCTTTGCTAATATGCAGTTACCAGAGCAACGTAAATTTAGACCAAAAGCAGGAGTAGGTTTAGTATCTACAATTAATGTTTTAACACACGGACAAAATCCAGCAACAGTAGTGCCTTCTAATACAATGTAATGGAAACTCAAATAAATACATATCAAGGGATGAATAAAGATACTGCTTACGACAGTATTGAAGCATCTCTTTATATTGACGCAAAAGATATTAGAATAACAACTACTAATGGAGAATCTATTGGAGGTTTTACTAATATTAAAGGCAACAAAGAATCTTTTAGTATTCCATTAGGAGGAACATTTCCTAGTGACCCTCCACAAATTTGGACAGCAGTTAACCCTGCTATTATAGGATACACTACAATTAGAAACAAAATAATTTTATTTGTAGCTGATAATTCTAATACTAAAGGTTGGATTTATGAAGTAGAATATGATCCTGCTACAAGAGAAATATTACCTGGATTTCCGCAATTAAAATATTATAGTAGTTCTTTAAATTTTAAAAAAGAATGGCCAATTGAAGCATTGGGACGTTATGAATCTGATTGTATTCAGAGAGTCTATTGGACAGACTATAATAATTACTTTAGGTCTATTAACCTAGAAGAAGCAGGATTAGCTAATCTTCCTGTAGGACAAATAGATATATTTCCTAATGTAGAATATACACAGCCTTTATTAAAAACAATTTCTGGAGGTGGAGCTTTGTTATCAGGAGAATATCAAATTAGTTATAGATTAATTACTATAGACGGTAAAGAAACTTTAATTGCGCCTCCTAGTAATTTAATTCATATAACTACTTCTTCAGAAACATTAATACAATCTGCTCAATATACAGGAGATTTAACAGCTGTTAATACAGGAAAATCAATTAGTATAGAAGTTGATACAAGTAACTACGGTGATTTTGATAAAATAGAATTTATAGCAATTTATCATTCTGGACAAAATTCTGTACCTATAGTTACTAGTGTAGAACAAATAGGTATAGGTTCTAATACTTCAGTTACTTTTATTTATACAGGTACAGAAGGTACCATTTTTCCTATAGAACTATTTACTTTTACTACTAAAAATTATGCTTTTAAAACTCCTAAAACTATTACACAAAAAGATAACTCTTTAGTAATAGCAAATATTAAAGGTTCTAATATAGCAGTAAAAGATTTACTTACAACAGGGACTTTTGACGCTAAAACTAGAAGATATAGAAATAATGGCGTAGATCCAATTGCTCCTCCATTTCCGCCTACTTCTGATGTTAACAATCTTAAAAATGCATTTAATGATGAGTACAATTCAGATGCACATTGGAGAAGAGATTGGAATTTAAATTCTCAATATAGATATCAATCTGATGGTTTAAGATTAGGCGGAGAGGGACCTAATATTTCTTACACTTTTCATTTAGAGCCTTATACAATGGACGGTAGTCCTACACCAGGTTTTGCTAACGTAGCTAACATACCAGACTTTGTATATACTCATAATTTAAATGACGGCTATGGCACTTATGCCAATACTACTTTTCCTAATCATGCTTCACCTTTTATTTCAGGATTATTACGAGGATATAAACGAGGAGAAACATATCGTTTTGGTATAGTATTTTATACTATTAAAGGTGAAACTACTTTTGTAGAATATATCGGAGATATTAAATTTCCAGACATATCAGAAGAAGATTCTGTAGTTAATGACTCTACTACTAAATTTTGGCCTTTATCACAAACAGGTACACCTTCTACAGTAACATTAGGGTATTCTTTAGGTATACAATTTACTATTGATTTATCTACTTGTCCAGAACTATTAAACCAAATTACTGGTTATCAAATAGTAAGAGTACAAAGAACCGAAACAGATAAAAGAAGATTAACTCAAGGAATATATAAAGGATTTTATTTTAACAGAGTATTAGCGCCTGCCCATGGTTTTGATTTACAAATAGAAAATAAAGAAGAAGTATTGCATCTTTATCCTTATTATCCTGATAGTTTAGAAGACAATGGATGTTTTTCTACTTTAGCAGGATGGATGGGAGGATATATTCCTCAATATTTAAATTATCAAATTTTAGGAGACTATTTAGGATTTTATAGCCCAGAAATATCTTATGATTATAATAATACAAGAGACCTTGCTAAAAATTTAGCAAATAATCCTTGTTTACTTTTAACAGGGGCATATGGTGTAAAAGATATAAATTCCCCTAGTCCTATAGATTTAAACTCTATAGATTTAGGAGTAGAAGATTATGATTATAGAGTAACTGTAAGATCTACTGTTCCTGTAAGTTTTAATAGTATTAATAATATTAAAAAATGGAAATTTATTAATCTATTTACAATGGAAGATATTAGTGACTATACTACAAAAGTCACTGGAGATTTAGATGGATATTACATGCGCAATTATTGGTGTTTAGAT